GGTGCTGATGGTGACGCGGCGCCGGGACAGCCCGAAGGCGTAGTCAGAGATCAGCAACTCGAGCACGGGGACGACGTTGCGATAATTCGCCAGCGGCTCGCCCATACCCATGAAGACCACGTTCGTCACCGCGACCTCGCCATTCGGGCGGCGCGGAAGCACGGTATTCGCATGCCAGACCTGGCCGATGATCTCGGCCGCAGTCAGGTTGCGATTGAAACCCTGCGCCCCCGTCGCGCAGAACGCGCAATCCAGTGCACAACCGACCTGTGACGAGATACACAAGGTGCCCCGGGCCGATTCCGGAATGTACACCGCCTCCACGCGCTGCCCGGAACCGCTGGCAAACAGCCAGTCAGTGGAAGCAGCAGAAACAGTATCACCAGTTGATACATGGCAATGCGGTGTCACAAAAGGTCTACACTCGAGCGGGACAGATTGATTCGCTGATACCCCTGCAACCGCAGAGAACCAAACTCAAGGTGAGCTGGGACGGCGATATCACCTACACTTACCAGCCAGGCGGTGGCCGGCCGGAGCGCACGTTTAAGCAGGAGGAGATCCTGCACCTGCGCGGGTTGTCCTCCGACGGTCTGGTGGGATATTCGCCCGTGATGACGATGCAGGATGCGATTGGTCTCTCGATAGCCACGGAGATGTACGGCGCGAAGTTCTTTGCGCAGGGCACACGTCCGCCCGGTGTATTAAAGCACCCCGAAAAGAAGACACCGGAAGCGAAAAAGAATATCGCCAAATCATGGCTTGAGGCTTACAGCGGTAGCGATAATTGGCACAAGGTAGCCATACTGGACGAGGGCATGGAGTTTGGCCCGATCGGCATGACATCCGAGGAAGCGCAGATGCTCGGAACGCGCACCTTCCAGGTCGGGGAAGTGGCCCGGATGCTCAACCTCCACACGCATATGCTCAAGGATACAAGCGGTCCCGCCGCCGGCTACAATAGTATCGTTCAGATGTTCCTCGAATACGCCGTGGTCACAATGACGCCCTGGGTGGTGCTCTGGGAAGAGTCGCTGATGACGGCGCTTCTGACGCCTGCCGAGCAGGAACAGTACATAATCAAGTTCTCGATGGAGGGCCTACTGAGGGGTGACCCGGAGACACGCGCCAGTTTCTATCAAATAATGACGGGACTGGGAGCATTCTCACCGAACGACATCCTGGGCCTGGAGGACCGAAACCCGATCGGCCCGGAAGGTGACAGGCGGTTTATATCCGTGCAATACCTACCGCTTGATTCACTGGAAGTGGTGGAGCCGGAATCTCCTCAGAGAAACGCGAGAGCAGAATTGCGGTCCATGCGCTCAATCGGTCTGCGCCAGAATTATCAGAAGTCGTATTCCCGCGTGTTCCGCGAGGCGGGCGCGAGGATCGTGTCCCGCGAGGTCCGGGCGCTGCGCAGAATGGTCAAGTCAGAACTCGGGGAGAGATCCGCCGGAAGCCTGATAGAGAAGTTCGCAGAGTTCTTTCCCAGACATCAGCAGTACATATCCGAGCAGATGCGCGGCCCCCTGATGGCTTATGCCGAGGTTGTGAGCGCGGCAGCTGCCGAGGAGATAGGTGTCGAGGGGGAGATGACGCAGGAGATGGAAGCCTTTGTCGGACGTTATGCAGATACGGTGGCCATCAGGCACGTGGAATCCAGCCAGGGACAGCTCGAGGCCCTGATCGAAGAGAACCAGGGCGAGGAAATAGGCGTGGCACTCAACACACGGCTGGATGAGTGGGAAGAGAAACGGCCCGACAAAATCGGTCTCAGGGAATCGGTGCAGGCTGGCGCGGCGATCGCCATATTTACTTACACGGCGAATGGGATCAAGAGAAAGGTGTGGGTATGCGGCTCCAATCCCTGTCCGATATGTCGGCAGTTGTCAGGAAAGACGGTGGAGATAACCGGGAGCTTTGCCTCAAAGGGTGACGTGATAGATCCCGATGACGGAGAGACAGCACCCCTGGAGATCCACAGAGATTTCGGTCACCCACAGTTACACGAGGGCTGCGTGTGCGGAGTTTCAGCAGCCCATTAGGAGGAAGACATGTCACAGGTATTTGAATACAGGAGCATTCCGGGCGAGGTGAAGTTCGAAGAAAGGGCGGAGAAGCCCCCGGTAGTCTCTGGCTACTGGATTGTGTGGGACGAGTGGTCGGAGGATCTGGGCGGTTTCCGCGAGCGGTTCATGCCCGGCTCTCTAACAGAGACGATCAAGGAAGATGATCTGAGATCAGTCCACAACCATAACAACGATTGGATTTTGGGCCGTAAGAGTGCGGATACGCTCCGAGTGAAAGAGGATGACCACGGTGCTCACTACGAGGCTGATATCCCCATAGAAACACAGTGGGCCAAGGACATGGTTGTTTCTCTCCGGCGTGGCGACATACGCGAGAACAGCTTCGTCTTTTATGTTCGGCACGATGACGGTGAAGAGGAATGGAAGGAAAAGGACGGGGTTCTGTACCGCACGATTCTGAAAGCCAGCGTCAGAGAGATGGGTCCGCAGGCATTCCCGGCATATCCGCAGACGGATGCCAGTGTGCGTTCTCTGGCCGATACGATAGAACATGGCTGTAAGATCATAGCGGCCAGACGTCATATCGACCCTGACGTGCTGATGAGGAAATTAAATCTTGCTGATGTCGGGGATATCGTTTAGATTAGCCTATTGAAATACATGGCGTGATTCCTGTGACCAGCGGGTCTGGGAGCCGATGCTCATCCGGCAGGGATTACGTAACGTAGTACGACGCTACGTACAACGGGCGCACGACTACTGACACCACGGAGCAAAAGTGGTGCTGGTAGGTGCGCCCTTTTTTGTTGGCCTCCCCGGCACCAGAACTGAGGAGGCCATTTTTATGGATATTATTGAACTTCGTCTGAAGGCCAAGGCGGCCCACGACGAGCTTGAGGCTATGCTGAAAGTGGCTATGGACGAAGGCCGTGGTCTGACCGATGAGGAGAAGAAGGACTACGACGAGCGCAAGATTTCTTACGAGGCTCTCAAGGATTTGGTCGAGAAGGCCGAGGAGGCCGAGAAGGAAGCAAAGCGTCTTGCCGAAGTAGTGACGGATCCCGAGACTCCTGCGCCAGAGACCCCCGCCGGTGAAGAGCGTGCCAATCCCGACATCAAGCTGGGCGAGGACCGCGAGGCCAAGAAACCGTTCGAGTCTTTCGGTGAGCAGTTGCGTGCCGTTGCGGCCGCAGCTTCACCAGAGAACCAGACGATCGACAAGCGGCTCCTGGGTATCCACGAGGAAGCCCGTGCCACTGGCATGAGTGAGAGCGTTCCGTCCGATGGCGGATTCTTGGTACAGAAGGATTACGTGCCGGGCATTCTTGAGAAAGTCTACTCCACCGGCAGTCTGATTTCGCGTGTGGACATACTTCCCATCGGTGCCAACTCCAATGGCGTAAAACTTAACGCCATTGATGAGACCAGTCGGGCAGACGGTTCCCGTATGGGTGGCGTTCGGGCCTACTGGAAGGACGAGGCGGCATTGAAGGTGGAGAGCAAGCCGAAGTTCCGTCAGATGGAACTTAATCTGAATAAGGTCATCGGATTGGTCTATTCCACCGACGAGCTGCTTCAGGATGCCACGGCACTTGGTGCCTGGGTGATGAAGAATCTACCTATTGAGCTACGGTTTAAGGTAGAGGACGCCATTGTCAACGGTACGGGTGTCGGTCAGCCACTGGGGATTCTCGTAAGTGGATGCTTGGTGAGTGTTGCTGCTGAAACCGGGCAGCTCGCCAACACAATCGTTTACGAGAACCTCGTGAAGATGTACGCACGGCATTACTCCGGTGCGCCGGATATCGTCCAGAAGCCGGAAGATGGATCTGTGGTGTGGCTCATCAACCGTGACGTGATCCCGCAGTTATTCACGATGGGACTCACCGTAGGTGTGGGTGGCGCCCCGGTGTTCATCCCTGCCAACGGTGCAGCCGGTCGGCCTTACAATGAGATATTGGGCCTACCGATCCTGCCGGTCGAATACTGCGCTTCGCTCGGAACGGTTGGGGACATCATCCTCGTCGATCTTGATGAGTACCAGATGATCGACAAGGGCGGAATCCAGTCAGCCATGAGCATCCACGTGATGTTCATCTACGACGAGTCCGTCTTCCGGTTTGTATACCGGGTGGATGGACAGCCGAAGTGGACCAGCGCACTAACACCGTACAAGGGCGCCGCGAACACGCTGTCTCCGTTCGTAGCCCTTGCAACCCGGCCATAAGGAGGCTTGACGATGAAGGGTTTTGTAATTGCTGAAGCAGGGCATGTCGTCCAAGCTCTCGCGCCGGTTGATATCAACGGTGGTATTGCGACCAGCGACGTGTGGAGTATGGAAGAGTACGCCCATGCGACGATCATCGTAATGCTGGGCGTGACGGGTGCAGCTTCGACGGTGACGGTCGAGCAGTGTGATGACTTCGTACCGACGACTCACCCGGCAATCGCGTTCGCGCACTACGATGAGGCGACTGCTGCTGGTGATACGCTGGGAGCACGCACGGCGGCGGCTGTAGGCGGTTTCGCTACGGGATTAGCCGACGGCATTTTCTACGTCATCGAGGTCGATGCGTCTGAACTCGCGGCTGGTTATCCGAACATGCGGGTCAGCATGAGCGATCCGGGTGTGCAGACGTTTGCTGCCATCCTGGTGATACTGAGCGGTTCGCGTTACGGCGAAGTCGAGAGTCCGACGGCGATAGCCTGAATATAGCAGGGGTCTCCCGCGTGGGAGGCCCCTTGCTCCATTTGTTCTGTCTGAAAAGGCGGCCCCTCTGGGGGCCAGAACCGAGGGAGTGAAGTATGTCTACCAAAGCACGGTGGGTAAATGCAATACTCACCTTCTTCGATAGTGTCACCCACGAACAGCTAGGACCACAGGCGCCATTAGTTTACTACGATGATTTTGTTGGCCCAGGTTGTGTGACCATCCCGGCGGCTGGTGCTGCCGAGTCTGGTTTTGCTTGGGTGGATAAGATCGTCGGGGCAGCACCGCCCACCGTTAATGGTGGGGCAGACGCCGCCAACGGCACAATAGAGTGCACACTGACCGTTGCCGACCAGGAACAGGAGGCACTCTGCTATCAAGATGACCAGCGCAACTTCTCGCTTGAGCAGGGTTGTATCTTTGAGTGCCGCGCCAGGCTGTCCGTGCTGCCGACGCTACTCGCCGAAGCAGTCTTCGGGCTTTTTGGTGACTACGTCAAGGGTCCGGACAACCCGACTTACCGGGTGTTCTTTACCGCCGACGGTAGTGGCGAAATCTTCTGCGAGTTGGACGACAACGCCGCCCCCCTGAGTGTCACGAGTGGGATCACTGTGTTGGCGACCGCGTGGCACATCTACCGCATCGACTTCACGAGCGTCACCGATATCCGCTTCTACATCGACGGTGTCCACGTGGCGACAGGAACAACCTTTCCGTACGCGGCCACCGGAGCCAACGCAATCCTGCAACCGTATTTCGGACTATACAAGTCCGCTGGCGCGGGATTAGGGACGCTCCTAGTTGACTACGTGCGTATCTGGCAGAAGAGGTCTTAATCATGTGGTTGCGGTGTAAGGTCGGTCCCTACGCGGGACAGATTCTCAACTACTCTATTCCGGCAGCCAAGAACCTTCTCCAGAACGGTCTAGCAGAGAAGCCGACAGAGGAAGAGCTGGCGGCTTTCTTCGCCGGATCGGGCACGGAGGAGGCTGTTCTGCCGGAGCCGGAGAAGCCAAAAGCGGCGAAGAAGAGGACTGCGAAGAAGGCAGCCAAGAGGTCGACAGCGAAGAAGAGGTAGATCATGGGTCTCAGTCTCATTACACCACCAGTGGCTGAGCCGATCACGACTCTTGAGGCCAAGAAGCATCTGATTGTAACACATACCGACGATGACTCCTATATCGCGGCCCTGATN